GTAACCGGGAAAAACTTCTCGCTTGCGTTTTCCGGTAACCGTGTCGAGGGCGACGCCGCACAAGATTATATTACAAGCAAAGAGTTTTCACTTGGAGACGATTGCAAAACGCTGCTAAGGTGGACAAAATCAGACGGCCGTGTAGTTGTGGCTCAAGTCACTTTGAGCGCTATTACCACCTCCGGAGGCGCAGCAAACGCAAAGCAAACGTTTAGCTTTACAGCTAACTTTAATGGAGCACCGGTTGTGCAAGATCAGGCCGCGCAAGGTCAGGCCGCAGGATAAAAAGGGGCTTTGTGCCCCTTTTTGTACATACCAAAAAAAGGAAGTGTGCTAAATGATTAAAATTAATCTGCAAAAAGTAACTGAAACCTTTCAAATTGGAGACAAGACATATGAAGCTGATTTTAACGATGAGGCATTGAAAAAATATTTCAAGCAAGGGCAAAAAATCTGGGAATACGACAAACAAGTTAGTGAAAAATATCCGGATATCGAGAACACTGATGATTTCGGTAAGGTCTGCACCGCAGTCATTGACGTGCTCCCAGCCCGGGCGGAAAGCTATAAATCTTTTTTCGACGAAACTTTTGGTGAAGGGGCCGGTGAAAAGATTTATGCCATCTGTGGAAAGTCTACACCGAACATGCAGAAAGTATTCATGGAAGTGTGGAAAGTGATCTATCGTAAAGTGATGGATATTGAAACGGAGTCTGACAGGACTGCCAAAAAGTATGTGAAAAACCGCAACCAAAAGCGATGATGATCCATGTTGAGCCTGACACAGCCATTAGATAACGAAATTGAGATTAATGGACAAACTTATGAATGGGATTTGTCATATGACAACGTGCTACGATTTTATGAACTTATGAATGATGATAGCGTGAATGAAATCGAAAAGATACAGCTCGCTTTTAAAATGTTTGTACCAGAATGCACTGCGGATATCGAAACACAAATTGAAACAGTGCAAGCCATCTCCAAATATATCTCCGGGCAGGACGAGGAAGAACTAGAGCCAAGTGAAAACCACAAACAATATTACAGTTTTGAGCAAGATGCAGATTATATTTATGCATCTTTTTTGCAGGACTATGGGGTAGACTTAATCGACTTACAAGGCACACTCCGATGGGAAAAATTTATTGCCATGCTGAACAGCTTGAGTGAACGCACGAAATTTAGCCAGGTTGTCAGCATCAGGGCAGCTGAAATCCCATCTGGAAACAGTGAATATGAGATTGCCGAGCGCAACCGGTTAATCCAGTTGAAAGATTTGTATGCGTTAAAAGACGAGAACAGTGTCTCTTATGCTGAACAGGAAATAGATAGCATGTTTGATCGATTAGTTGAATCTGCACAGGAAGGGGGCGAAAGGGAATGAGTGATGGAAAAGTCGTCATCGACGTTAGGCTGGATGATAAAGGTGTAAAGTCAGATATTCAGATAATCGAAACACTTTTAAAAGCCATAGGCCAAGACGCCGGTAAGAAAATGGATGTCAATTTTAAAAAAAATGCCGAAAAAATGGTAAATGAAGCTGAAAAAACGGCTGACAAAGTAGACAAAGAATTTGATAAACCTGTCGAGCAAGAAGTCAAGATTAAAGATAAGGCCACAAAGCAGGCTGAAAATGTCCATAAAGATGTAAAAAAAGAAACAGAAAAACCGGTTACACAAGAAATTAAAGTTGATGAATCAGGTGCCGTGGAAGCTGCTAAGAAAGCACGGCAAAAGATGGTGAGAGAAGCAGAAGAAGCACGCAGCCAGATTTCATCCGTATTGAAAGGCTCATTTGTCGGTACATTTCTGGGAAATATGGCAACAAACGCTGTATCGACAGTTAAAAGCGGTATTTCTGAATTGATCCATGCCGGCATTGAATATAATGCCACACAAGACAAGATGCTGGCTACATGGACGACATTGGCCGGATCAGCAACAAAGGGTAAACAAATGGTGGACATGGTTAACATGTTCCAGCGGAAGACAGGATATGCTACAGAAGCCCTCAACGAAATGGAGCAAAAAATTTATCACATTAAATCTAGTGCATCCGAAACTGAAACCATGACCAGGGCATTTACTACTTTGGGAGATGCCATGGGCTTGACTAATGATCGACTTGTTGGTGTAGCGGAACAGTTTAGCCAGATGATGGCGACCGGAAAAGCCTATACAGGTGACCTTAATATCATGACCAACGCCTTTCCTGCCTTTGGTGAAGCTTTGCAGGAAACCACTGGGGAAAGCATGGCCACTATCCGCAAAATGGCAAGTGAGGGGAAATTGGATGCCTCTGTTGTAGAAGAAACACTTATTAATATGTCCCACAAATACAAGGACGCCACAGAAAACGCCATGAATACGACGCAAGGATTATGGCGGTCGATCGAATCGAACTGGGGACGTCTGGCCGGAAAATTTACCGCACCGATTTTCAATTTGAAAAAGAGTGGATTTAAAGACTTGGAAGACTGGTTGGCATCAAGTAAGGCAGATGCTTACTTTACAAATCTTGGGAAAGACGCAGCACAAGTTGTAAGCAAAATCACAGACATTGTGGAATATGTAAAAGACCACAAAGACACCATCCTCGGATTTGCCAAAGCTTTCGGTATCCTTTACGGCGAAATATGGGCCATGAAAAAAATTGCGGGCATTGTAGATTCTTTTAATATCGTAATGGGCGGATTAGGCCGTTTACGAGGATCAATGGCACTTACGGCACGGTCATCAGAAACGATGGCGGCAACAACAATAGCATCCAACGAAAAAGTAGTTGCCAGCAGCGGAGCTTTTAGCCTTGTTGGTAAACGTATGGGGATTCTAAGAAGTGCTGCCAATATTGGCGGCGCGGCTCTTATGGCATTTGGTGGAAAATGGGGCATGATTGCAGGTATTGCAGCCAATTTTCTGCCCGAAATTTTAAAAGCAGGAGGCGGTATTTTACGATTTGGCGGGCAAGCGCTCGGTGCTGTAAAAAATATGCGTTTTTTAATAGGGGCTTTTGGAGATGCCGGCGCTGCAGCATTTGGGTTGAGTAACCCACTTGGCTGGATCATAACGGCGATTGCTGCCGTAGGTACCGGCTTTTACTATGCCTATAAACATATAAAGCCATTCCGTGATAGTATCAATGATCTTGGTGACGATTTAAAAGGTCATTTCATTCATACCATGAATAAAGTAAAGGATTTTTTCGCCAACCCTTTGAACTTAAAAATCAAATGGGATTCCAGTGTCAGTAAATCAGACCAGAAAGCAATAGACAGCTACACAAAACTTGTGGACCAGGCACAACGAAAACTTGAAGATTTCGTAGTTACAGGCCGAAAAGTAAGCAAACAAAATGTTGGTAGCTTAGTAAAACCATACGAGCAGATGGCAAAACAAATCTCAAAGCATTTTGACGACGCGACGAAAAGTGCGAAAAAGAATCTCAAATATTTGGATGGCCTAAACAGAGATGAGTATAACGACATCTTAAAAAGGACTACTAAAGCTAATAATAAAAACAAAAAAGAAGTACAGAAAATCACTAACGACATAAAAAAAATATATGAAAATGCAGCCAAGCACCATAGAAGTCTGACAGCGGAAGAGCAGGAAAAAGTAAACAAACTACAAGAAAAAATGAACACATACGCCGCAAAAAGCGTTTCTAAGTCTGCGAAAGAGCAGCAGGAAATTCTCGGTAAATTAAGGGATCACGCCGGGAAATTGAGTGCACAGCAAGCAGCGAAAATAGTAGCAAACGCTAAAAAGCAAGAAGAACAAACCATAAAACATGCCAGAAATGAATACAAAGAAGCAGTGGACCAAGCCGAAAAGAAATACAAGGGTACGAAGAACTGGGCTGACGAGCAGTACTATGTGAACGGATCAATTTCTAAAAAGGAATACCAGGACATCGTAAAAAACGCAAAACGGCAAAGAGACGAAAGCATTAAACACGCTAAGAACAAGCGTGATGCAGTGATCGCAAATGCCAAAACAGAGCAAAACCAAACGGTCGAGTTAGCAAAGAAACAAGCAAAAGGACATATAGACGCGGTCGATTGGGAAACCGGGAAAGTATTGAACAAATACGATAAATTCCGGGCAAGCTTTGCGCATGTTATTAATGGCATTACTGGATTTTTCAATAAAATCTTTGACAAGATTGGTATGGGTAAAATAAACATCCCACAATGGCATCCATCCGGATATGCACGCGGAACAAGTGGTACAACAAAAGATGAAATTGCACTGACGGGGGAAGAAGGTCCGGAATTGGCACATTCTCCTGGCATTGGAACATATATTGTCGGGAAGACAGGACCAGAATTACGGTATTTGCCAAAAGGAACTTCCATTTTGCCACATGGCCCATCTATGAAGCTATTAAACAGCCTTGGCATAAAAGGATATGCTGGCGGCATTGGTGACTTTTTCACTGGTTTGTGGCACAACGTAGAAAAAGGAGCAAAAACGGCCATTGACATCATTTCCGACCCATCAAAATTAATCTCGTATATAAAAGACAAGACTGGCCTATCAAACTTCCGGAATAAATATACTGGGGTTTTAAAAGATTTGGCGATCGGACTTCCAGATGAATTTTTTAAAGGCATAAAAAACAAATTAAAAGACGCATTGATTGTGAATCCAAGTGGATCCGGGGTACAGCGATGGAAACCGGCAGTTGTGAGAGCCCTTGCCATGAACGGGCTATCTACAAGTGCTGAAATGGTGAATAAAGTTTTGCGTCAGATTGCAACAGAGTCCGGCGGTAATCCATTAGCTGTACAGCACGGATACACAGATATAAACACTATAACCGGCGACTTGGCCAAGGGCTTAATGCAGACGATTTCCGCAACCTTTAACGCTTACAAATTCCCGGGGCACGGAAATATTTTTAATGGATTTGATAGCCTGCTGGCAGCCTTAAACTATGCGAAACACCGGTATGGTAGAAACCTGTCCGGACTAGGTGAAGGCCATGGGTATGCAGACGGAACGGAAAGCTCAGCAGGCGGACATGTATATGTAGCCGAAAAAGAACCAGAAATCATTGAAACGAAAGATGGGCGCATTGCAATTGCAACACGTCCGACAAGTTTTGATGATTTCATGGCCGGAAGCAAAGTGACGCCGATCTCGAAATTAAAGAGATACGCAGCTGGAACAATTGAAAAAGCAGCAAACTTAGTTAACAGTGTATCTGGTCCTAAAGTTATCATCGCGCAAACGGTCACTGCGGCGGGTAATGGGAAACCAAATACCAAAACACCGCCGATCGAAGTACAAGTTGATGTGAAACCACAAACACACGTCATACAGTGGAATGGTAAAGCGGTATATACCGAAATGGTCAAATATGACAAACAGGCTACGAATATAAGAAGCATTTTTAAGGGGTTGAGCTCGATATGACCGCGATAGTTTCAGATACAGAATTCGGATTTTTTTATGCCGGCGCTCATTCCCGGGAATTTAATTTAAAAGTCATTGAGATCCATAGAAACATTTTTCCAACAGTCGAAGAGCAAACGCAAAATATCCCCGGAATGTCCGGGGATTTATATTTGGGAACAAACGTGAAAAATCGTACTTTTGTGGTAGATGTTGAAATTGTGGCCGGGTCTCATACGCAGCGTATTGATCTGATTCACCAAATTAGTGACTGGCTTATGCCGGTCGATGATGCTGAATTTGACTTAATTTTTGATGATGAGCAGGACTTTACTTACTATGCGCATGTATCTAATATAACCGAAGTCACACGGTCGTTATACAAAGGGAAGGCAAGCATTACCTTTAGCTGCAGCGACCCGAAAGGCTACGGCGAATATCAGCAGCATGACATGACCACAAATCCTATAACGATTACACCAGACGGGACAGCGGAATGCTATCCTATTTTTACATGCATGCCCAAAAAAGATGTAACCAAAATTGCGATTACTGATGAGGATGGAAATTATGTCTACTTAGGAGCTGATGTTGATCCTGATACTGGTGACGCCCCAATAGATAAGGAACCCTTAGTTTTCCATGACACTTGTAATACATTAGCTAATTGGACTGCTATTAATTCATCTAACATTACTTTTGAGTTGGAAAATGGTATTCCATCAGGAACCATGAGAAGTACAGCAAATGCGATAAAAGTAGGGAAAACGAGTGATGGTTATGCTGATTTTGGAGCTGCCACAAACGATAAAAAATGGCACGGTCCTGTTAGATTACAATGGCTCCCTAATGGATATGATGATTTTCGAATTAGAGTCCGCATGTGGAATCGTCAATATTACTCAAGAGCTAGGGGCAAATGTGAAGTATATTTGTTGGACTCAAACGGGACAAGATTTGGAAAAATCATGCTGAAAGATAATGGAAGCAGCGAAGAAGTATATGCGCAAGTACAACTGGGCACATCAAGTAGTTATAAAAACATTTATTATGGTAAAGGAAACATCAAAAAAGGGAAAAAGAAAACAAAAACAGTTAAGCTTGGAACGGGTACAAAGAAAGTTACTGAAAAGGGAAAGTCAAAAACAGTACAGCAGTGGAAAACAGTCAAGCTAGATGAAGATACATCAACTAATACTTTTACTGATTTCTACGGCTATATCGAATTGCAAAAAATAGGCAATAAATATCGTGTTGAAATCATGAAATTTGACGATGATTCAAACCCTGCTTGGAGTAAACCTTTGGTTTACACATACACGGATTCTAGCGGTAAATATGCAAAACAGTTAGCTGGAATTGCTTTTTATACTGCCAAAATGGACATTAAAGAAGATGCTGCTGATCCAGTCAAGCATTATACAAATAATGGGATGGGGCTTAGTGATGTTAAAGTATGGAATATTATCGATGGAGGAAATGGATCCAGTGCTTCTCCCACAACCATTGCTCATAAAGGTGATGAAATAAAAATCAATTGTGAAGATCGCACCGTATATAAAAACGGTGCTATTTTTATGGATAAACTTTATATTGGAAGTAATTTTCCAACATTACAAGGTGGTGTTGAAAAGGTATTTTCCTTCGAACCCGATCTAAGTGATGCAGACTGGTATTATGAATATAAAAGTACAACCATTTAGAAATTTACGTTATAATCAATTTATAGGCTAGGGTCGCTCCCGAAAAGAAGGCACCCACCTTCCTGCCTAATAATAACAAATGGGAGATAACTTGGGGAGGTTATCAATATGCAGGAAGTTTGGAAAGACATCAGTGGCTATGAAGGTTTGTATCAAGTAAGTAATTTAGGACGAATCAAATCCCTTGAACGATTTGATAGCTTAGGAAGAAAAGTACATGAAAAAATACGGAAACTACAGATAACCCCACATGGGTATGTTACGGTTGATTTAAAATCAAATGGTAAAAGACAAACTTATAATGTTCATAGGTTGGTAGCAATAGCTTTTATGGGTTACGAGAAAGATAAGGATATAAATCATATAGATGGTAACAAACAAAACAACCGTTTGGAAAATTTGGAGTGGGTTACAAGGCGAGAAAATATGATTCATGCATGGGATACGGGTCTTAATAAGAAAAAGCGAAAACCGGTTATACAGTTTAAAGCCGGGAAAAAAATTGCCGTTTTCGCTTCTGCCTACGATGCTCAAAAATCAACAAAAGTACACGCTCCACACATCTGTGCTTGCTGTCATGGTAAAAGAAAAACCGCCGGAGGATACACTTGGAATTATGCTGAATAAATTACTTTTACAGATCCTAAAAAGGATCTTTTTTTGTTAGGAGGTGATAGTCAATGTATACAATATTAGATCCGGATTTAAATGTCTGTGGAGTGCTTGACCTAGATGGTAAAGGATGCAAGTTTTACAATGACGTACGATCAACCAAAATTGCGGATGATCAGGGGAAAATTTGGAGTGATACCCTACAAATATCAGTCCCATATGGTTATCGGGAGACAGCCTACATGACAAATGGCTATCACCTTCTTAAGCAGGGAGGGGATGGCCGTTTTTATTGTTATAGAATTTTTAGTCCAACAGATGAAGCTGGTGGCTCAACACATACAAAAACAGTTCAGGCAATTAATCTACTAGCTTGGGATTTAACTCACATATACGTACAACCAAAAACATTTAAAGCTGCAAATAGCCAAGATGCATTTGAATATATTCTTCAAAGATCAGGCTGGGAAATAGGTGAGAATGATTTCTTCGGTGGGGTTAAGTCACTTGAGATATCTGCTGGTAATAATGCTATATATTGGTTAGATCAATTCACTAGCCAATTTGGTGTTGAAATTAGGGCCTATGTAGAGGTTTATAACGGAAAAATTGTTCGAAAATTAATTGACATAGTAGAAGAATTAGGAGAATCAGAGGGGCGCAGATTTGAGTATTCTCATGATTTATTAGGAGTGACTAGAACCGGTGACGACTCGCAGATGTATACTAAGCTATATGTCTACGGAGGTACAAATAGTAAAGGCGAGATAGTCTCGATAGCAAGCGTGAATAATGGCCGAGATTATATTGTAGATGACGAAGCAAATGATCTCTATAACAATGGTAATCAATACTTAGAAGGATACATTGTAAATGAAAGTATTGCTAACCCTAGTGGTTTATTAGATTGGGGTAAACAGCAACTGGCCAAATATAATCATCCTAAATATACTTATACAGTTGATGTTGCACATTTAGGCTACAAGCCGAATCTTGGCGATCGTATACAAGTTATTGATTTTTCAATGGATCCTGAGTTGACTTTAGATGCCAGGGTCATTCAAATGGATGAATCTGAGGCAAATCCAGAAAACAATAAAGTAATCCTAGGGGAATTTGTTGAGGTGCAAGTAGTTACCCCAGAGGATATTTGGAAACTACAAGCTAAGGCTGCACAGGCATACCAAGAATCACAAAAGGCCAAAGCATATAAAGTGGAGTACTTTACTCCAGATGGAACGGATTTTGCAGATGATACGGAAAAGCGCATTATCATCAGGGTTTATCAAGGGGCTGATGAAATCACGTCGAAAATAGATAATGATAAGTTTATTTGGCAAAAAATAAATTCGGATGGAAGCCATGATACAGATTGGGAAGATAGACATGTAGGAATCGGAAATGTAATCACAGTAGGTTCCGAAGTGGCGGGAAGCACAATTCGTTGTCAAGTTGATGATGGTTTAAGTGATTCGATTTTATTTGCCACAGAAGAAGATGCAGCATACTTCGCTACCTTGCAAATGGATCCGCCTAGTGGTTGGGACGACTTTACTAACAGTGTTGCTCAGTATGCTCAGGTAGATTATCCAAGAAGTGATATTTATTGGTCGCAAAGATATTATGGTAATAAACGCCATAGTGGTGATGGATCGGCTAATATACAAAGTTATGTACTTACTCGCACTGATTTAACCGGAGCCATTAAAGACCGTATGTGGGTTATTCGTGGTGGACATGGTGCCCAATTTGGAATTGAGTATATTAACGGCAAGATGTGGATTTGGTCTTATTATCTTGATGCTGCTAATAATCAATGGCATGTTGTTAAATTTCCTTACCAAGCTAATAAGGTTTTGGATTGGGGAGATAGCAGCATTGTAAATCTACTAAGTACAAATGGCGGTTATAGAACGAATTTAGACGTACGAAATGGGTACGTCCTTTTTGTATATGGAACTACTAATCCAACATTTTACGTTTGCAAAAAAGCTGATGTGGAGAACAAACAATTTAAACCATTATACACTGCCCGAGGAACTGATGTGAATTATTTTGGAACAGATCAAACTTATCAAAGTGCGTGCCTAGACTTTCCTTACGTCTATTTTACAAGTGGCAATGGAGACGGTAGCGACCAACGTTGTTTGTATTGTTTTGATATACGATCAAAGTCATTAGTTTACCGGATTGTTTATACATTTGACAAAGGCACAATCAATCAAATAGGGCAGTATAACGAACCCGAAGCAATCAGTTATTACTACGACTCGGATGGAAAGAAATGGCTAATACAAGGTTTCGCCTGGGGAAATGAAGATTCGGAAGATAGTCAAAGGACAAATCAATTATTTAGGATTAATGAGCATAAGCGAGGTGATGCATCATGACCATTATGGGCAGTGTAGATATTTCTTTTACTAACTCAACTCAGATTGCAAAAGGAGCAGAGCAAACAGCTGGAAGCGCGCAACAAACAGCAAATACTGCCCAAGAAACGGCAAATGGTGCAGCACAGACAGCTGGACAGGCTCAAGAAACTGCTGAAGCTGCGACACAAACAGCCACACAGGCAGCAGAAGCAGCTGCAGATGCAGCACAAGCAGCACAGACAGCAATTACGACTGCCAATGGTAAAAACAAAGCATATTATGGCGCAACAACACCAACCAGTCCCAAATCCGGTGATATTTGGTTTGTGGAGGATAGTAGCGGCAATGTGACAGCAATTAAGCATTATGATGGCACACAGTGGGTAACGGACGTTGACAACACCGCACTTGCGCAACAGATTAGTGCCGCACAAGCAGCCGCAGATAATGCGGTCACAGTCGGACAAGCCGCCCAGCAAACAGCCGCAGATGCGGAAGCCAAAGGGGACGCGGCGGCGAAAACGGCAGAGGAAGCAAAGGATGCGGCAACAAAAGCCCAAGCAGATGCCGCCAGCGCAGTTACAAGCGCAAATAATGCGGTCGACACTGCTAACAAAGCAACACAAGACGCACAAGATGCCATCGACAAAGCGCAGGATGGATTTGATGCGGCGCAGGACGCCCTATCTAAAGCAGGCGCCGCAGTCGACACAGCAAACACAGCCAAACAGGTAGCGTCCGATGCAGCGACACAAGCAAACACAGCAAAAACAAACGCACAGACAGCGATGTCTAATGCTCAGGATGCTATAAGCCAGGCTAAAGCGGCAAATGACAACGCCAATACGCGTGAAAAGTCTATTATAAAATCCAACACGGCGCCATCCGATCCAGCAACAGATCAGTTGTGGATAGATACATCCAAAACACCGCAAATTATGCGGAGATGGACTGGTAGCACATGGGTTGACTTGTCTCCAACACAAGCAAGCCAGATCGGCGCAGTAAGCACTACAACCTATACAACCGACATTACAAATATTAATAATACATTGAGCCAAAAAGCGAGCGCTACGACCGTAAACACCCTAACAGGGCGCGTGGATAAAGCGGAAACCGCCATAAGCCAAAATGCCAGTGATATTGCTTTAAAGGCGGATAAATCCTATGTAGACACAATAAAAAATACCGTAGACAACCATAGCACATTGATCAGCCAAAACGCCGATGCGATTGCATTAAAAGCCAGCCAATCCACGGTTGACGCGCTTACGGGCCGGGTAAGTACGGCGGAAGCAACGCTAAAAACGCAGGCGGATCAAATCTCGGCGAGGATAACCAAAACAGACGCAGACGCAAAATACGCCACGCAGACAGCTTTAACGGCGACTGCGAACAGTTTGACGAGCAATATTACCGCAGTGCAAACAAACCTGGATAACTTGTCTGTTGGCGGACGAAACTACGTTTTAAATTCTACTTTAGATAATGTTAGTAACTGGTTTTTTAAAAATGGTGTTACAGTTGATTCAAGCATGCTGTATAACGGCCATAAAACATTAAAGTTTTCCGCTAGTGATCTTTCGAGTGATACATGGTTATTTGCAAAACCTCCTTTACGAAACGCTAAAGCAGGGGAAATTTATAGCGCAGGGGCATGGTTTAATCTTAAATCAAACACAATGGCAAGCGATGACGGTGCGTATTTAGTAATTGAATTTTATGATTCATCAAAGACTCGAATTGCTTATTGGAATATTCGAGCCGATAATACAGTTTTAGATAAATGGCAATATGTTAAATCGGAGAATAGGACTGCGCCAACTAATACAGCATATGTAACAGTTACGTCATTTTCCAAAAGAAACGGTACATTTTGGGTAGCCGATATGACCTTAAATAAAGGTACGAAAGTTTCGGATTGGTCGCCAGCCCCGGAAGATATGGCAACGCAATCCCAAATCAGCCAATTATCCGATGATATTAATTTACGCGTACAAAAAAACGATGTGATCACCCAGATTAATCTCAGCACCGAGAGCATCCTGATTGCTGGTAACAAAGTCCACATTACCGGGCAGACCACCATTGACAATGCCGTTATTAAAGATGCCATGATTGCCAGCATGACTGCCAACAAACTTACAGCCGGCACGATAGACGCAAATGTGATTACGGTTAAAAATATAAACGCCTCTAACATCACGGCAGGGACGCTGTCAGCGGATAGGATTGCCGCAAGGTCCATTGACGCAAGTAAGCTAGCAACTGGCACGATTACGGCAGCATCCGGGGTTATTGGAAGCCTTGATGCGTCCAAAATTACGACCGGCACGCTGGACGCGGCAAAAATTAATGTTGTAAATCTCACCGCAGATAGCATCAAATCTGGAACGTTAACGTCAATTAATATTAACGGCGGCAACATTAATATTGGGGGCGGTAAATTTACCGTTGATTCTAACGGACTAATGTCTGCCACAAATGCAACGGTAACAGGTTCATTTTCATCAAGTGCCAAAGACGATCAGGGCACCTGGGACGCATCACTGAGTTCCGGCAGGATAGCGATGTCTAAGATTGGGGATGCGTCGGAAACAGGCGGGCAATACGTGCCAATCTACGAAGCAAACATATCTGCGGGAGGAATTTACACAGTAATGAGAAGAAATAGCCGTCCCTGGAATTATGTACAGATGTCCGCAGGTGCCGTAGGTAGCAACGATACTTTTATATCAGTAACGGCCAATGAAGGCGACTCGTCAGCTTTATACCCGGAGAAACTGGTGGTTGGAAATCGTACTATAGTTGGTACAGACGGGTTACACCTTGATGATGATATCGTGATTGGATCAGGCGGTTGGAGGGCTCTTAAATTTCAGACCATAAGATATAATAGTACTGATTATCCGGCTATAACTCAAAAAGACGGTAAAGCAGGTATATTGTTTGGTTCCGGATATATGTATTTGTTGTGCAGTAATAAGGTGGTAAATCTAGCACAAGTATATTGGCCAACAAAAATTGATAGCTCCGGCAAAGTAGTAACTTGGGTCAATCCATTGAAATAAAAAAGGAGAATCTTAAAATGGCAAAAACAATAGAATTCAAAAATGAAGAATTGGCGGCAATCGCAAACTTTTTGGGAGATTTAAAACTAAAAAACAAGCCTAGTCGTGGACGATCTAAGTTAATTAAATTGCTGGCATCTAAAAATCAGGAATACCTGGATGAGAGAGACGAAGAGCGCATGCCGTATTTTAAAAAAGATGAAAACGGTAATCCAGTTGTTGAAGATAATAAATACGTTTTAGAGGATGAATCTAAGAAACAGGAGCTTGATAAAATTTTAGAAGATATTGCAACGGAAAAAGCCGTGATTGATCTAACCGAATATGCCGAAAAAGTTGAAGCCCTATACCGTGAACTTGAAAACTATGAGGAGGTGATGACCGGAGAAGACGCATTGATTTATGATACCCTACTAGACCAATTGGAAAATATATTTGAAGGAGAGGATGAATAATGAGTACATCGGTTAGTTTTTCGGAATTAAAGTTTTTGACAGACACAGAAGGAAAGATTGTGGGCGGTGTAGTACCAACAACCGCCACGTCTCAAGGCGACTCTTATTATACGGCATCAGGATCGTTTTCCCTTACGCTCGAGGATTTTGCAACTATTGGAGGTAATTGCGATGTTACAGACTCCTTGTAGCCCAAGGGTTTGAAAAAAGGATAAAAAAATTTTCCCCCTAAAAAGAGGGGGAAACAAGCA